TAGAATACGTGAAAGTGGTGGTTGTTCCTACTGTGATAGTATGAGTTCCGTTGTACAGACTGTTTCTAGGAATAATAGTATTTCCAGAAATAATCTCACTATCAGTTACTATTTCTGATTTTGCAGTAGGAAGATCACTCTCATAAATTGGTGTTAAATTATAATAAAGTTCATTAGGTGTGTTCTCATTAATAACTAATTCTGCCTTAGCACCAACTGATCCCACAATTCCTTGTCTGGTTAATTCAAATGTTTCACTATCTTCTGACTTTTCCCACTCTTTAGTAAAGTTTTTGTCAACGTACAAGTCAAACTTGAATGCAGGATAAGTTGTTCCTTGTTTTACGTAAGACAGTGAAGCATCTGAAAGATCAAAAGTTACCGTAGAATTTTTATACAGTTTTATTGATGGAGTTATTGGATTAATAGTTCCTAAGGATGCACTAGTGATTCCTACGATGGTAGGTTTTGGTTGAATTGAGTCAAAATAAGTATTCGATAATTTTATAACATTATCATCAACTCTTACAATATAATATACTCTATCACTAGTAAGTCCCACAGAAGACAATTCTGATGTATGAATTACTTTATCACCAGTTTTAAATCCATGAGAATTGATTGTTATAGCATTTGTCGTAGTGTTAACTCCTGCAGTTACAAATCCAACAGGATTTACAATTAGTCTTCTATTGAAATCATTATAAGTAAGAGTTACAATTCCAGTGTTTTGTGGGTTAACATTGACAAAAATATTATGAGGTGAACTCAAACCATGAGTTCCTGCAGTAGAAACAGTGACTAAGTTTCTTCTTATATCTCCAGTGATTACGCTATAATTTGTTTTAAAACTATGAGTGTCTCCAGTTCCAACATTTCTAAAGAACAATGTGGTTGAGACGGGATTTTCAAGTCCAACAAATGTTCCCGTTGTTCCGAGACCAACTCTTACAGTTGCAATTCCAATTAAGTCATCATTGATTTTTGCAACAAATAAACTTGACCCATCTGCAAGAGTTGTTCCAACTCCAACATTAGTTTCATCTTGTACAATTATACCAGAACCTTTAACTGTCCCGATTCCTGTAGAATATGTTACTTGATCTCCTGTTTTTAAATTATGCCCTGGAAGGTATATCGCTTTGGTTTGAATAAAGACTGAAGTTAAACCAGCACCTGGATTTGAGAATGAAATAGTTGTTCCAATTCCAACTCCAGCAGTTGTCCCTAATCCAACGGACTCTGAAGGATCAAAGTAAATTTGTTTGTTTAAGGAATAGGAGTAATCGGTTTTGAATCCAGAATTGATTTTTATTTTTCTAGGAATCTCATATATAAATTTTCCTATTGTATGCGTAGATCCAACTGTGTTATCAAATGCCCTTAGAATTCTAATTCTAGAATTAAGAGAATCAACATTCAAAACTTTTACTTTCTCGGTGCCCACTATCAGAGTATCATTTTCTCTAATACTAGGATAATTTAAGTCACCAGAAACTCTAAAATAAGTAACTATTCCAGTTACGTTAGTATTACCAATAGCAACTCCTGTGGTTCCAACACCAGCAATTGTTAATCTATTAGTTTTTATACCAACATTATAAGATCCTTCAATGCCAGATGATGTTGTGGATAATCCAGAAATTGAAATAGTGTCAAGAGGTTCAAAATTATGAGGATTATCAGAGAATACTAAGTATTCTCCTTTCGATTGACCTGGATATATTTCAACACCTTCAATAATACTTGAGGCAACACTTATACTATTGACGGATCTTCCTTTTATACGAGTTACTTTTGCTGCTACACCTTGACCTTGAGTTCCATTATTATTAAATTCAAGAGTTTCATTAATTCTATATTCTGATCCACCTGTAACGATACCAACACTATCAACTATGCCAAATGAAGTTGCAGTAACAGTTGCAGTTTGATCTAACTTATTTGGAATGTAAAAATAAGGATATTCTAATTCATCTTCGATGACATTCAAAGGTTGTGTATTTCTACGCCAATCATTTGAAATATCAAATGCATCATAGTTTGATTGTGGATTGAAATTAAAATTATCAACAACACCTTTGTAATTGTTGCCAATTACATAAGGGAATACTGGTTTGCGATTTTTTTCAAAAATACCGGATGACTCTGCAAATTTATCATTAATTGTAGTAAAATATGCATATGTTCCTTTTGGAAATTCTGGAGTTATACAGAATCTTCCATTATTTTCATCAAGAACAGTATCATCAGAAACTTCATTGTGAGTGTAATCTTCAATAAAGAATCCTTCTGGAAAAATAGATGTTGATGGTCTATTGTCTTTAATATCAATAGAATATCCAGATCTCATCTGGGCAATTGAACCACCATTTATCTTAGAAAATGCATATGGACCATATATTGGATGACCATCGTAAGCAAATCCTAAAATGGGAGAGTGTCTTGTAGATTGAACTTCAATACTGTTGACTTTTCTTAAATCCCTTTCCCCGTATAAAGTATTACCATTCTGATCGGTGGAAAAGACAGTTTCTCTAAGTTTTCTTGGTGCATACAAGTGAGAATATTGAAGTCCAAAATCATCTGAACTTAACCCTGTTGTAATTATACCATCATCTTGTGAAAAATATGTAAAATATTTTTCAAACAAATTTACTCTCCAATTTTGGACATTTGCTTTGAATACCGGTAGTATTTCTGTTGAACCAGCTGGTATAACACTAATAGTTGTTGTGCCAAAATCATCTGAATATCCAGCACCGGGTTCAATAATTTTTACATCAGTTACTGATCCGTTTTCTAAAACAGGAACTAAAACAGCACCAACTCCATCACCTTCTACATCCAAATCCGGTGTTGATAGATATCTACTACCAGATTTTTGAATTATTACATCAACTATTTTTCCACCTACGACAATTGGAACTAATTGACAATCAGATCCTGATTGAAGTTCAACAGTTGGTTGTCTATCTAAGTTTAAAACCTCAGAGGATCCATAACCAACACCACCATTCTCTAAGTGCAAAGAAGTTACTGTTCCTCTTACAATTGGTTGGAAAGACCCTTTGAAGGTTTCTGTGCCTATGGAGGATATTCCTACATTACCAGATAAAGTAAGTGAAATATCTGGATAATTAAAGACGTGAGTTCCCACACCTATAGAGGTCATATTAATATACTGTTTTGTTCTAGTATAAAATTCTCTATCAGAAGAAATTCCGATTTGAGACAGGTGGAAAGAATCTTTATCAACTGAAGTTACATAGTATTCTGTATCTACTGACAATCCAGAAATCGGAGTTCCAGTGCAAGTATATTTTATTTTTTCTCCTGTTTTATAATCATGATCTACAATTGTAATTAAATTTGTAGATGTGTTAATACCAGTAACAGGTGCGGTTCTTTTTTTATTCTCATAACCAGAACCACCATCAACAACATTAATTGAACTAACTATAGACTTTTTACTTACTGATTTCAGGGAGTGTTTACCAACACCATGGTCAGTTAAGAACACCGTGTTAATACCTGCTATGGCATCTGCTTGAGTGGGATGTAATCTTACTGTAACGTTATCAACAGTAGATACAAAATACGCAGAATCTGTAACTATTCCAGCAACTGCACTTTGATTTTTTGTTTTATAAATTACCTGCTCGGCGTTTCTGAATTTGTGATATGTAGAAAATCCGATTGTAGACTGAGAAGATGAAGTGCCTGTCGTTACTCCTGCAGAGGATAAGTCTGCAAAAAACTCAACTTCATGATCAATTTTTTTCATACTAACTTGAGCAGTAGCACCAGATCCATTGCCACCATCAAGTCGGACAGTTGGTGTATTTAAATAATCAAATCCAGGATCCACTATTCTTACTTCTCTGAGAGAACCAGAAACTGCAGCGTATCCAGTCGCACCTGTTCCAACAGCGTCTGAAATTATCAAATTAGGAACATTTATTACATCAATATTTGTTCCTTCTGATAAAACATCTATCGTTTCAATTTTTCCATATTTAATTACATCCTTTCCTTTATAGTTTAAAAGTTCAACACCATTTACGAACATACCAGTTAATCCTGGTTCTGTTTTTGTCAAAGTTCCATCATTAAGAGGTTCTGATATTTTTCTTAAAACTTTTTGTGGTTCTAATGTTTTTCCATTAAACTCAAAAGGTTTTATAACACTGTTTGCAACAGTTGTTGAATTATCTAAAGAAATAAATTTAGAATTAAAAATATCATTTCTACTTTTTGCGAACTTTACTGTCGTACCAGTAACTCTCTTTACAAAGTATAGACCATCATCAAACAATGCAGTATCTCTAACTTGTTTAGTGACTTTTTCTCCGGCGTCATTAGTTGATACTTCATCCACTGTCTGTGCTCTGTAGTAGATGGCATCACCAGTGTAAAAACCATGTTCTACTCCAGGAGAAATTTCAAACTCATCTCCAAGGAAAGTGCCTGAAAATTTAAATTCCCTAGAAGCAGGATTTAATGGTTGAGAGTCATAATGTGGTATTGATGGTGAAGAAATTAAATAATCTCCAGACACATTTTTATAAACGTTATCAATGTCAGTGGAGTATATTTGTGCTGATGGATAAGTCCCAGAAGAGACCTTTTGAATTCTTCTTTGAATTGTGTATGTTGCATCTACATTTAAAACACCTTGACCTCTTATATTAAAAGAGGTTTCAGAACTTACAGAAATGATTTTAGTTTCTTTTCTTAAATTATTTAAAATAATTTCTGCACTGTCACCTGATCTGAATTGACTTGATGCATTTAAAGTTACTTTATATGTGTTGTTTGATGAGTCTACTAATTCAAGACTTTTAACTTTATAAGTTGAAGAAACATTATAAAACCACTTATTTGTTTTTAAATTATTTTCAGAAATTCCAAGATTGGTTACATTAACTTTTCCACCTTTTAAAAGATTATTAGTGTCAGATGGAATATTAAAAGAATTTAAGACAGAATTTACTCTTACTTCTATAACTTCATCTTGATCTAATGTTGATCTTCCATATGCAAATGTATTAACACCAACAACTGTTGCATCTGCAACTTCAGCATCAATATCAGTAACACCATAAAATTGTGTCAATGACTTAGATGTGTATGAAGAAACTCCTACTGAATTGTCTGGATAACGGAAATACAGTTCTCCAGTTGATCCAAAACCAACTGTAGAATCAACATCAAGAACTGTAGATCCTGAAGAAACTCTTCCTATAATTCTTGTAGATGGTTCTACAGTGAATTCTCCATATACTGCACCATCTACGATAACATCACGATTATATCCACCATCAATACTAAGTTTATAGAAAGTTTTTCCATAACCAACTTCTATTGTTTCTACACTAGTGATCGGTGCATATGCTTTTTTTATTCCACTACCGAATTTATATTCATTTTGATATAACGTTGCGTTTATTAAATTCTCTGGGTCACCTTCAATGGGTTCTACTACTAAACTATTAACAATTCTATATTGAGCGTTTGATGGTGAGATCAAAAAATCTCTTGGTTTTACAATTCTAACATCCTCGTTATATAACGCTCTGAAAAGTATTTCAAAAGAAAAATCAGTTCCTTTGCTTCTGTAAAAATCTTTAGATTGTTTTACAAATAAATTTTGATTCAATTCAGGTTTAAGACTTCTGCCTTCTAAACCGGGTAAAAATTGATATTTTGCCTTCGTTAAAAATTCTTTTAAAAATAAACAACTTAAGTTTGTTATGACTGCTTGATCAAGATGATCGTCAGAGTCACTTTCACTGAATACAACTTCTTCTTTGTTTAGTTCACTTCTGTAAGAAGTTATTCCAACAAAACCTCTAACACATCCTGTGAACGAAAAATCAGTCTTTCCAGTATAAGTTATTACCTCATCATTAATTTTTAAAAGTCCATAGGAATCAGGAAATCCTGTAGTTCCTGTTGGAGACTCTCCTGGATCTACATTAATCGTTGTTGCATCAAAATCAAGATCCCCATTTAAAATAACAGATTCAGATAAATTTGTATTATTGTCTAATTTAATATATCGATCGATGTTTTGAATTAAATCAACTGGACCACCTTGATATTCTTGTCCAAGATAGTACTGTTTTAAAAGTTCAGAAATTAGTGGAAAATCCTCCCTGACATACGCAGGAAGTTGATTAGATACGATAGTGTTAAACTGTACTCTAGTTTCTGACATTTTATGAATTTATCTTCTGTTAGTTAGTTTTGATATTAGTATCCAGATCCACCGCCAGATCCACCTGTGGACCCTCCAGAAGAACCTGTGGAACCTGTAGAACCTGTTGATGCCCCACTAGTGGAAATAGATGTTCTTGTGCCTCCAGTGACACCTGAGGTCTGTGCAGTAACTCTAGATCCAGATGCTCTGGTAACCGTTGCTGTGTCAGGTCCACCAGAACGGACTAGATTTCCATTTGAGTAACTAGAAGACACAATATACGTAGAAGAGGAAGGATCTAATCCAGACGAAACATCGTCAACAACAGGTTCAAACAAACTGCTACTAGTATCTAGTTGCAAATAAAGATCCTGTAATCCGATAACATCATTTGAATGAGGTATCGCAGAAAGTTCTAAAATTGGTTGCCCATCCTTTGTTTTTGCCCCTGTTATGTTTACAGGATTTATCGTTATAACTCCACTATCGTAATTAATAAATCCAGTGTTTCTCCTTACTATATTCGGTGATTGTGATCCAGGAGTTGGTAAAGTAAAGAAGAAGAGTGTTCCAGTTCTTCTGTTCGTGTCTGGAATATCTGAAACATATACGACCTCTTGTATTCCGGCAACAGTAAATCCACTTGACTTTATATTATAACCACTCATTGATTTAATATGGAATTGATTTCCAAATCCGATTTGATACTCTACAAATGTATCTAAAGTTAATCTTAAATCTCTTCTAATTGCAATTGTAGTGATGTTCGAGGTTATTGAATCATGACCATCATCAATTAACTTAAGCAATTTACTATACTTTAGTCGAGCACCATACTTATTCAATTCAGTTGATTCTGCATACTTATTGACGTTGTTTTGAACAATACTAGAGACAAAAGTTGATGAAGGAGCTAAATTAGTGTTATAATAAATTTTACTGCTAACTTCAACATACAAATACTTAAGATCAAGTAGTTCTGGAACGATTCCAGCCACAGAATACTTTTTCAGTTTCTTCTTAATATTTTCTTTGATAAGATTTGGAATAAAATCACCAAATCTTGGTTTAATGCTAATGAAAACTTTTCCATACTGAGGAGGGACTAACTCTTCACCACCAAAAACAGATATTGACTCAGTTTCTGGATAAATTTGTGTAGGAATTAGGGATTCATAATCATTTGCAGTTAATGCTCTGTTTTGAGAGGCATAAATTCTTGGTGCAAACTTTTTAATTGACTCCACACTTTCAATTTGCTCACCACCCCTTGCACTAAGTCCAGTTGTTACTAAAGAGATACCTGACGTAACAACATACTCTTGATTATTTCTTGAGAAAACTAACCTTCCCGCAAAACTGAATTGTCCAACTCCATTTGCAGAGTCACCGTTTGATGCAATATAATCTACACTTACATAATTGTTATCTTCAAGTTTTCTACCAAAAAGACCATCACCAAAAATTACTTCATACCTTTCATCATCTGCCTCTTGAAGGTAATAAACAGTTGAATCAGGTTTTACTTCAAATAAACTATCTTGACGACTATATTTTACACTTCTGGACGATGACTGATTTGGTTTGACTCTTACAGTTAATAATTCAGTGTCAATTCCAATATTATCTAAAATAAACTTTGCATTTGGGTTTCTTGCAGTATAAGTGAAGTTAGCTGTTAGTAAACTTCCCTCATAAATTGAGACATTGTTAAATTCAGCAATTCCATCATTGACTGGGACGGTTAAATCTTCTAAAATTGAAAATACAAACGAAGAATTACCAAATCCACCTTGTGAAGTTGCTACAGGACCTTTTTTAAGGGTCAAAGTTGATGGAGTTGGACTAACATTAGAAGTATCGACGAAAAATGTAATTACTCCAGTTGCTGCCTTTCTTGATTTTGGTAAATATCCAATATTTTTTGCTAACGATACAACATTTTCTCTTAATGTTGCACTATCAATGAATACTTCACTCGCAACCATGTTTGCGTTGTATGAAGTAATATAGGTGTTATATGCCAGAACATCAAGTATTGTAGAAAGGTTAGAACCCTCAAAATCATAATCCGTAAAATTGGAGTTTTCCTTTAAATATTCTCTGAGTGTTGTTTTAACCTGGTTAAAGTCCAGATTAGTAAAATTAGCTAATGGCATTTTTTACCTTGTTGATTGCAAGACGAATTGTAATTCTTGTGCAGGAACGTCTGCTCCAATAATTTCATAAATGATGGTTACATTAAATTCATTTTGATCAAAGTTGGGTCTTACCTCAACTTCTCTCACATTTACCCTTGGTTCGTAAATTTTAAGTGAACTTTCTATTTCGTTCTTTATAATATTGGCAGAAATATCATTTATATTCTCAAAAAGTGCCTGACTGATCCTGGAACCAAAGTCTTCATCAAAAAATTTCTCACCAGGGACTGTAAAAACAATATTTCTCACTGATCGAGCAATTGCAGACTCGTTTTTAAGCGCTAATATATCACTTGTCAGAGGATGTTTCTGAAAAGTCATACTAACGTCTTTAAAACCTTGACTAACGCGCTCTAAAGGCACAAAATTACAGCAATTATAACTTATTTATCAAGGTATTTTGTGATTCTTTACTCATAAAGTGGTTCTGGATTGCTCTCATTTTCAAAAAATTCATTTTCATCAATAGAATCTTTCTTTTTAGGAGTCAGATCATCATTTGAGATCTCACGAAGCATTTTTTGATGTTGATGATTGCCCAAATTGTCCAAAAAATCGTGTTCAGTTGCCATTTTTGCCCTTTTTTGGTATTTATTGTGGATCAAGAGGACGACCCTCTTGTGATTTGTACATGTCTTCTGCTTTTTCTTCTTCAATTTTACGTTCTTTTGACGTTTTCCAGAAATATTCGTCCTCACGACCCATTCCAAGACGTTCAAAACCATTTTCAACCTGATAATATTGAGTCGAAACCTTAAAATCAGGCATTTTTGGTTCAACAGGTGTCAAACTGTTATCATAGATACGCATTCTATTGTTAGGATACAGTGCATACTGTCCATTTTCAAGTTCAATTAGGTTATGTGACTTGTGTTCTGCAGGATTTTCACTTGTTGCATAGTCAACGACCTCAGGATCTTGATGATAATTGTCTATAGTGCAAATATAGGTGCCTTTCTGGATGCCAAAGTCTCTTGTATACAGTTCATAGTCCATAGAACCGATAAACTGCTTAGTAACTGCTACAACACCATAGTCCATACAATTCCAGAACTGTAGGTTAGGAAGGTCCATATCAGGGCTAGGAGTCTCTGGAGCAGACACAAATGCACTAATAGGTAGTTTATCATACATTGCCGCATATTCCGGCAAATACGTCTCAAAATAAAAAGTGCGTCCAGGAATCGATTTACACGATACCCAGACGCCTTTAACAAATTCACCATGACCAGATTGATGATCAGTAAGATATTCTTTTCTTACCCATACCTCTACCGAGGGGAGGTTACAAATTAAAGCAGCCATTATGTATTAATGTAACTGCCTCTATTTAACGCCCTTGTCCACGATAAGGTTTCTTTGCCTTATTGCGAGACGTTGCGGGTGCATATGAGTTCTTTCCAGAACCTTGACGAGTTTTTTTCGGTTTTCCGGGAATATAACTTCCCCCTTTCATCATTGCCATAATACTTTAATTTAATACGAGAAACGAGACACGGGAGGTAAATAACCCCCCTCTGTAATAATCAAATAACCCGAGTCTTTTCGTGACCAACTCTGATACGAGGATCACACCAGATCTCAAAACCTTCTTCCTTTGCATCAAGACAGAATGAGACATCCTCACCACACATGTCCTGTACATTCCCACTCTCAAAGATTTGCATCTTAGGTGCAAACCAAGGGTATTCTAGATTCTCAAAAACACCCTTCTTGATCAGTACCCATCCAAATCCTGTATAATCAACAGTGAATGGTTTGCGTCGTTTGGAAATAGATTCGACAGTTTCGTGATTCATCACTCCACCATTCTTACGGAAATCATCCTCTTCTAACCAGTGTGCGACAGATGTTGTGTGTCCATCTTCAGTGGCATACCATCCTGCAACGATCTCTTTCTGTTCACCTTCTGCAGGAATAGCCATATCACATAACTGCCAGAACTTGTTAGTGTCAAATACAATGTCACTATCAATCCACAGTTGGTAATCATATTCCAACTTACCATCCCATGGGATTTGCTTTGGTCCACGCAATACATTTGCTCCTAAGCACTTACAACGTGCAAAGTTAACCATAGAAGAGTAATCCTGACTAATCTGAATACTCATTCCATTCTGTACCATATCAAAGCACAGTTGTACAAAGTTCTTCAAGAAGATAAAAGAACATCCACGTCCTGGAAGGCAAAACACAATTGTCTTCCCTCGCATCCTTTCTTTAATTGCTGCAATATCCCAATCTTCTTTCTTCTTGGGTTTGGGGGCATTCGCCTTAACAGTAAATCCTTTTGCCATAAGTCTTAGAAACTTCAGTTCAATTCTATCAGTCTATATGTATAATGTCAATATGAATCCTCTCCTACGGGTTCACCCCTGTTAACCGAACTTATCTCAAGGGTGCGATAACATTCCTCATATGATAAATCCCCCAGTTCATAATCAGTCTTCATTAGACCAACCATTCCCTTGAGGGTTTCCCATGTATTATTAAATTG